TATAAAAATAAGTTCTCAACAAACCTTAATCGAATATGGTTTTGGTCTTCTTGGAGATAAAAAGGATATCAAAAAATTGAAGCCATGGGATGAAGATTTAGCCAGCGCAATTAGGGAAATCTATGATAGCAAAGATTGGCAGCCGAAGTGGGATGAAGTTTATGGTTATAATGAGGAGGAGCGTAAACAGTATTATATTGATCTTGGAAAACCTAAATTTGAGCTTTATGAAAAAGTTATTGTTGCAGATTCAAAAACCAGCTTCAAAGTAGATCGGATAGAGCGCATCTTAACCGAAGAGAATGATGGGAATAAGGTTGTACAATATATTCTCAGCGGCTCAAGGGGATTACACAATAACTTTTCGATTGAAAAGTATGATCAAAAATTAATTGATATGCACCAAAAAGTTGAAGGGTGATACAGCTTGATAAAGTTTGTGATTGCGATAAGGATAAAAAGAGTACGTTAATAAGATCGTGGAGGGAGAGTGAGCATTGAAGTAAAAAAAGAGATGTGTATTAAATTTGCGCATGAGTTTTACAAAAAGTATGGAAGAAAACCAAGTACTTATCTTATGAGTAAGATGAAGTTAAAAAACCCAGGTGTTAAAACTATATTCCGTATTTTCGGTAGTTTTGATACATTTCTTATAGCAGCAGGATTTACTCCTTTTTCAGACAGGGTTCGAAAGGAGCCTCCTGAGAAAAGGCGAAAAAAGCGTAAAACACGGAAGGCATCGAGGGTAAATGGTTATATTAGGCATTACATGCCAGACCATCCATACTCCATGATTGGCGGTCATGTTTTTGAGCATAGACTTATTGTTGAGAAAAATATTGGAAGATATCTTCTTCCTGGAGAATGCGTTAAGCATGTGAATGGAATAAAGGATGACAATAGGATTGAAAACCTAGTTATTGTTAGGAATAAGCGTTTTGAACAAAATAAAGACGAAGGTGAAAAAACGATGCATGTTGACGAATATCTAAAGCTTGTTAAAAAACCCAAACAAACACCCCCCAGAGAAAAGGTTCAAATGCCATGGATAACCCTATGGCATAAGTATGCGTCTAGATATACCAAACCAGAAGAACAAGTAGCTATAGCTATTAGCCATTACTTGCATACTAAGCATCCTGATCTATTATGGTGGCATTGCCCCAATGAAGGTAAGAAAGGATTCTGGCAGCAAGTACTTGCAAGATTGCTTGGCGTTAGGGCTGGAGTTCCTGATTTATTTATCCCTAAATATTATGAGCAAATAGTAGATGGTAAACGTTTGATTGATTATTACGGATTCTTCTGTGAAATTAAGGCAGGAAAGAATAAAGTAAGTCCTGCGCAGCAAGAAGTAATGGATAAGTTACGTGAATTAGGCTATTATTGCTGCGTTGTATACAGTTTAGAGGAATTTATACATGAATGGGAAGAATATATATCCTGAGCTTCACCTTGAAGGCGCTATGCCAGTAAATAACCCGTTATGTGTTGACATGACTGGAAGGGGGCCATCGTATCATGAAGATCGTAAAGGCTGGTATTATTTCATTGCGGGACAGCCACTTATTCTGGGTAGATTACACTTCATGGTTACGCATGATGTTCCGTATGTAAAACACATGAGAAAGAAAAATGTAAAAGTCAGGGTAGAGTTAGTTGGAGTTGGTTAATGTTAGTAAAGTCTAAAAACACATTTAATGTTACTTTTGAAAATGAAGAAAATCTAAACGAATTTAAGTGCCTTCTAGATATGCTATGCAGAAAGAATAAGATTAAAAGGCCTTCTGCGTACTTGCTTAAAATTCTTAGAGAGCTGTCAAAGTAAATCATCAGTAAACTCTAAAAATCATAAACATATAAACAAAATTATAATAAATTTTGCAATTATTCATGACATGTGATAGGATGACATTGATAAGGAAAAAGGAGATTCAATATGTTAACTTGCGCAATGTCTGTTTTACTGTCAGTGCCTTTTGATACCACCTACCCAGGGCCTCATAAAATAGCTATTTCTACACAATCATGTCCGAATGCAGTAGCATTTGTCCCAACTGCTATAATTGCCAGGTCTTTTATAAATAAGCTTGATACTAACCCATATTGTGCTGATATTAGTATTTATAGTCAAAATGGCCCCGAGAATACAGCTATTGCATCGACTCATATTAATATTAATCAGTTTCAATATCATAATTCAATTTCTATCGCTAACCTTTCCGTGTACAACTCAATTAGCCCAAATAGTGTTCTTCAGCTGCAAAGTGACACATGTTATCAAAACAACAATTTCAATGGATATGTTGAATTGATAGGATATGGTGTGCTCAATCCTGGTAACGTTACTCCTTGACATAGAGTTTTTTTTACCATAAACTTAATTTGTCTTTTTTCATTAAGGACTCCCTTGAGTCATGCATATCTACCCTATGTATGGCTCTTTTTTTTGAGGAAAAAATGATAGAATTTTTTTTTACACCATTAAAATCAAATCCTAAAAACTTTTGTTTTTATAATGCTTTTTGTAAAGCTAAAAAACACATTTTAGATATTAACCCGAAAGACACCATTTTAATAGAAATAAGTTATTTATCTTCGCAACCATTTAATATATCTAATCAAATAAAAAATATTACCGATGGGATAATTGCAGGGATGAACATTAAAAAGTATCAAATAGTAGTAAACAAATTGCATACTAATTTACAATGTGATATAAACGGCATAATATTTAAAATTACGAGGTTACCCATTGGAAAAGATATGCAGTAATTGTGAGTTCTGGGTTAAGCATCCTAAGTATATGCATGGTGATTGTCACCGTTACCCACCATTGTCTAGCTATAGCTCAAAAAGCAATGAATATAAAGGTATTTTTTATCGCACGCATAGCATGGATTGGTGTGGAGAATATAAGCCTAAGGAATTGTCAATATCTCCTACTCATAAACCTAAAAAAAATGGGAAAAAGATAAATGAGGACTCTCCAGTATAGCTTTAAATTTAATGTTGACCCATGTTCTATAAAAGCACTAAATGATTCTCAAAAAAAAAGAATTAAAAGGATTTGTATTAAAAAAAATAATCACATTGAAAAATTAGAACAGCTCTACTTTGACTTTAATTTGGAGACATTGAAAATATCTTATCTGGCATTTTTAAGAAACAAGGCTAAATTATCTCAGCAAAATCTCGCTAAGATTCTTGGGGTATGTAGGGTTACCATATATCATTATGAAAACTCTAAGTGTGATGATATACCAGATGAAAAACTTAAAAAGATAGCATCATTTTTTGGAGAAAAAATAATGAAATTTAAGATAAATAATGGATTAATTGAAATTCCAAAAGAAACATTTGATAAGATTTCTCACACTAAAACAGGATGCAATAGAAATCAGCGCCATAATCCTCAATTTAAAAAAAGATTGGCTATAAATGAAAATACCAGCGTTAGCGTAAGCATGTCTTATGCTAATTTATTAAGTGCTAGATGGACAAAAAAGGAGTGTAATCATGCCTAGAGGCCCAAAAAAAAGACAGCCACTTAATTTTAAAGAAGAAGAAATTTTATATGAAATTCATCCTGAAGAGTTTGTTCCAACTATAGAACAAGAGCAAACAGTAAGACTTTTAAAAGCAGCAAATTATTTAGAAAAGTATATTCGGGCAGTAATAATTAATCCAAAAACTGGAAAACCAGTTTCTAACGCAACATTTAGAAAACACTTTTCTGAAGCAATGGAAGATGCAAAAGCCAGTATTAACCACAAAGCAATATCAGTATTGTATGCTGGAGTTAGTGCTACCAAGATAGTAGATGGTAGAGAAGTTCCAGACCAGGATATGCGCTATAAATGTGCAATAAAGGTACTTCAATTATGCTCCAAGGGTTTGTATGAGCCAAAATATGAGATTCCCAAGGATGCGTCTCATTCACAAGAGCTAGATGCCGCCCAAAATGCTTTGCGTCATGGACTAATAAGCACATTTGAATCAGATTCAATTGTAAACGCCATTAAAGCAAAAATAGATAGCGAAAAAGAAGATGACAAATCCGCTGGCATACAAATTACTATATCAAAAGACACCGCTGAAGTTTTTGGCGGAGTCATAAAAGATGTTATTGAATCGCTTGATGATGAATAGTTAATGGATATAAGTTTCTTAACACCTAAGCAAAAAGAAGGGTTTAAGCTTCTATGCGAACCTACTCAAGTGACCGGGCTGTATGGTGGGAGTAGAAGCGGTAAAACAGTAGATATTGCTGCTTGGCTGTTTGGACTATGTTTGTTGAGAAAGTCAAGACACCTTATTTTGCGTAAGCATCTTTCAAGTTTACGTTCTGCAATGTGGCATGGGACTCTTCCAAAAGTACTAAACATGATGAAGATTCCTCCGCAGGCATACAGATTTGCAGGAGACTGTAGCTTTATAAAGTTTGCCAATGGATCAGATATATGGATGGGTGGTCTCGATAACCTGAAGCGCGGCGACAAGATTCTTGGTAACGAATATTCAACCATATGGATTAATGAAGCTTCTGAGTTTGATAATGATGCAATACCTAACTTGCAGTCTAGGCTGGCTGAAACAAGCGGGATATATAACAAGCTAGTGTTAGACTTTAACCCTCCAGAGACGTCGCATTGGACATATGACTTGATTATGAACCATAAGCTTGTAACTACTTATGGCGAGTCAGATATCTCAATAAATCATATGCTTTTGAATCCTTTAGATAACTTAAAAAACTTACCAGATCATTATATTAAGATATTAGAATCTATGCCAGAAAGGCAACGCAAGCGCTTTCTTGAAGGTCAATTTGTATCTCCTGAAGAAGCCATATTTTCTGAGAGCATGATAAAATGGACAAGAGTAATTCCGCCATTGTTCTCAAGAATTGTTATTGGTGTTGATCCGGCTACCACAAATAAAGTTACGAGCGATGAGACCGGAATATTTATCATGGGATTTGATGGTATAACGTATTACAAGTTGGAAGACTTATCATTAAAGGGCAGTCCTGAGCGTTGGGCAGCCGTTTGTGTGGATGCCTTTACACGTTATCGTAAAATATCGAAAGATTGCATTATCTGTGCCGAGGTTAACCAAGGCGGAGATATGGTTGGCTCAGTAATAAAAAGTTATGCCCAAAAAATAAATGTATCCGTAAACTATAAAGCAGTCAGGACTTCTGTAAGCAAACAATACAGGGCAGAATTCTTTTCTATTCAATTATGCACTAAACCATGGTTGTGGAACGAAAATCACGGATTCAGGGAATATATTAAACAATTCCTTGGATACTCGAATATGCTTTACAATAATAAATCACCTGACCGGGTAGATGCCGCTATAATATGTGCATCACAGCTGTTGTCAGGCATGGAACCCACCTATTTTGTGGCTTAAATGGAGAACAATATGTCTTGCTGCACATCATGCGATTCTGGCAAACCTTGCGAATCCGAATTAAAATTAAATGCAGAAAAATGGATAGCATCGGCAATTAAACATCCAGGATCATTTAAGGCTTATGCAAAAGCCAATGGTGGCTTAGATGCTGACGGTAAAGTAAAAGAAGAGTGGGCTAAAGCTCTCATCAATAAAAAAGGCGTAAGTGAGACAGTTAAAAAACGTGCTCGCCTATTCTTAACATTAAAGAAGATGCATTAATATGTTTTCTAAGTTATTCGGCTTAAGGCCTAAAAAGACTTCAAGTGTTGTTCACAACATAATCTTCAATGAAGCTGATGCTGAAAATAGAGGTATTGAAGATTTTGACGTAAGTGATGCATTTTTAAGTCAAAAGCACACAGGCATCAATGGGAATAGTTTTATACCATTTAACTGGCAAAGGTCAACCTATCAAAGCCAGATAGACGTTATTGATAAACTCAATATCATGAATGAGACTCCGACATATATCAGTTACGCTCAGTTGGAAAACATGTACACTAGGAATCCAATTGCCAAGCGTGTTTGTGATACTTTTCCAGATTATTGCTGGAATCCCAGGCCTGTTGTTCTAGAAATAGACAATACTTCCGGAGTTCCTGAAACAAAATTTGAAAAACAATGCGCAGAAATTGCGGATAAGGTTAACTTGTTTGAATATTTTAGAAGAGCTGACATTGCAGCGCAGAAAGGTCAATATGGGGTTCTTTATATTGCATTTAACGATAAAAATGCAGTTGATCAAGATACGGGTAAAATAAATACCAATGCTATGCAAAATGCAAAATGGCATGAGGGCTTTAAAAATCCATCTACTGGAGATGATATTGTTAATGAGCCCCAGTATCTTGGAGGCCTTGGTGAAGTAGATTGGGAATCTATTAAAGGAATGGGGGCTGATGCTATTAAAATGGTTGTTCCATATGAGCAGCCAAATGCATGGCCTACGCAATTTGCAGTAAACTATTCAGCTCCAGGGTTCTCTTTGATTAGTTACTACAATCTTCAGTCAGGAGGTTCTGTATTTGGTACAAATGGTCAAGCTAACATAGTTTATGGCGCATCTTTGCCAGTTACATGGAACGTTGTGCATTCTTCTAGATGTGTTCACATAGTAGACAACAACGTAGGGAATAACATACTGGGAGTTCCTGCACTGTATCCTATATTTAATGATCTTTTAAATATGATTAGGGTAACTGGTGGTTCTTCAATGAGCTTTCAGTTAAATGCTAGAGGTGGGCTTGCAATATCTATTGACACTGAGTTGGGTCAATCTCCCACCCCTGATGAAATGAAAGGCATAAAAAGCACCGTCAAAAAATACCTTTCTAATTTCTCAAGAGTGTTATTTGCACAAAATATGAAAGTAACGCCTATTAACTTTGAAACACCATCACCAGATAAGCATTATCTTACTTATTTGCAAAATATATCAGCGGGCACAAGTATTCCTGGTAAAATATTAGTCGGTAACGAAAGCGGGAAAAGAGCTTCGGATCAGGATAAGAAAAATTTTGACAGCAAAGTTAAGTTGCGTCAGGTTGGTAAATGCACAACTTGGGTTAAGCAATTTTTTGATCCCCTCATCGCTCACGGCGTCATTGAACCCCCTGAAAGCGGAACTTATAAAGTTCACTTCCCAACCCTTGATATTCCTGATGATGAAACACAAGCAGCAAACTACAATCAAGTTGCCCAAGGACTTTCAGCACTAGCAGCTTCCCCATCTTCGGATGTAGAAGAAAGAATGCCAGAATTTATAGACAAAGCCAATGAGATTCTTAAAGTAAAAGGCGAGACTATAAAGCTAAAAGCGACTAAGGATAGTTATTTATCTCCAGATACACGGGTTGATGATATGCAAGAGGTGTTCAAAAATGAGCAAATCAGACCCTTCTAATATTGCACCGCTTCAGAAAAGATATTTAAACTGCTTGTTATCAACCAAAACAGCCGCATTATTGGCTGCATATAATCGTCTTGAACAAACAAACCAAGAAAATGATGACTTAACCTATCAGCAGCCTACTGATTATTTGATTCCAGCAATATCAGCCTCTATATATCAGGATATAAAAGCATGTACTGAAAAGCATTTATCCAAGGCTTATAGGGACGGGCAATATTCAGTAATTAAGAAATTAGGCATAAAAAAACCAGCGAAAACTCTCTTAGATTTAACAATTCAACGCTCTTTGAAAAAGTCCTATAATTTGATTAAGTCGTCATTGATTCGATTTGTGTCAGGTTCTTATAGCACAGCGCACGCTAAGCCCGAAGAGCTTAAACAGTATATGCAGAAGCAATACAATTTAGCAATGGAGCTTATAGCCCTGACTGAGTCGATGCGACAAAAGGTTTCTGGAGCAGTAGACGCGCTCAAAGAAGAAGGCATAAAGGATGTTGTTTTAAAGGCTGAATATAAAACAGCTGGAGATAGCAAAGTTTGCCCTCAGTGTGCTTCTTTAGAAGGAAAGATAATGGGCGTTGATGAGTTGGCGGATTTAATACCCCAGCACCCAAGGTGTAGGTGTTGGTTTGACATTATAGAGGCGAAAAGTGGCA